TAGCTCTCGTTCTTCTAAGTTAGAAGAGTGGAAAGAGTTACGTAACTATATCTATGCTACAGATACTAGAACAACTAGTAACAATAAGTTACCTTGGTCTAACTCAACGACTACACCTAAGTTAACACAGATTGCTGACAACCTACATGCTAACTACTTTGCTGCATTGTTTCCTCAGAAAAGATGGTTCAGGTTTGAAGCTACAGATGCAGCATCAGATGTTAAGATTAAACGAGACATCATACAAGCATACATGGAGAACAAGCTAAGTCAATCTGACTTTGTTAACACAACAAGTAAACTTATCAACGACTACATACAATACGGTAACTGTTTTGCTACTGTTGACTTCAAAAGAAAAGTTACTAACTTTGAAGATGGTGACAGAGTAGTTAACTACGTAGGACCTAAGCTAGTACGTATCTCACCTTTTGATATCTGCTTTAACCCAGTAGCTGCTGAGTTCTCAGATACACCAAAGATTGTTAGATCTATTCTAACCTTAGGTGAAGTACAACGTATGGTTGAGACATCACCTGACAAAGACTACATGAGTGGTGTGTTTGATAAGATGCTCGGCAATAGAGGATCAGCTAAAGGTAACGAAGTAGATGTAGATAAGTCAGAAGGTTTTGTAGCTGATGGTTTCTCTAACTTAACTGATTACTATGAATCTGACTACGTAGAAATACTAACATTCTATGGTGACATCTACGATACACAAAAGGGTGAGTTCTTAAACAACAGAGTTATTACTATCGTTGATAGAGCCTACGTTTTATCTAATGAAGAGAACCCTAGTTTCTTAGGTAGAGATCCTATCTTCCACGTAGGATGGAGAGACAGACCAGATAACTTGTACAGCATGGGACCACTAGATAACTTAGTTGGTATGCAGTACAGAATAGATCACTTAGAGAACCTCAAGGCAGATGTATTTGATCAGATAGCTTATCCTGTCTTAAAGATAAGAGGTGACGTAGAGGACTTTGACTTCGAACCTAATGCCCGTATATACTTAGGAGATGAAGGTGATGTAGGTTACTTAGTACCTGACAGTACAGCATTGAATGCTGACTTCCAAATACAGAACCTAGAAGCTAAGATGGAGATGATGGCTGGAGCACCAAGAGAAGCTATGGGTATCCGTAGTGCAGGTGAGAAGACAGCCTTTGAAGTTAGTCAGCTTATGACTGCAGCAGGTAGAATATTCCAGCACAAGACTGCTCACTTCGAGAGAGTATTCTTAGAGCCAATCTTAAATGCTATGCTAGAAGTATCTAGACGTAACATGGATTACGAAGATACAGCTAAAGTACTAAACGAAGATACTGGTTTGTATTTCTTCACACAGATTACAAGAGATGACATTAAGTCTAACGGTAAGATTGTACCGATGGGTGCTAGACACTTTGCTGAAAGAGCACAACGTGTACAGAACCTAACTACTATGTACCAGATCAAAGCATCTGACCCAAGTGTTGCATCACATCTATCAGGTAAAGAGTTTGCTAGATTGTTAGCTGATGAACTAGGTGAACCAGCTCTATTTGGTGAGAACGTTGCAGTATCTGAACAACTAGAGACTCAGAAGGTTGTCACAGAGGCACAGGTTGAGTATGAGGCTGATCAAGAAGAAAAAATAGAAGAGGGTAGCCAAGAGCTAGAGATGGCTACTGAGGAAGCTCCTGAGGAGCCTATTGAATGAAGGCAGCTTGGTTCAAAGACTGTAAGACAAAGAAAGATAAAGAGGCGGTAGCACAAACACTGCAATCTCAGAGAGAGGGATTAGACCGTCTTAAAGAAATCCTAGAGCCTATGCTAAAGGATACAACCCCTGCAAATGATTATGATTCCCCTTCTTGGGCTTATAAACAGGCAGATCGAAACGGATACAACAGAGCAGTGACCACTGTGTTGGATCTAATTAACTTAGATAAGGAATAACAATGAGTGTATTTTCTGAGGATCAGGTGACCCCTGCAACACAGAGTGAACAAGTATCAGCATTTGAAGAGCCAACCAGCCCTTCAGTCTTGGGTGATCTTGTAGGAGACGGACGTAAGTTCAACGATGTAGAGGCGTTAGCAAAAGGAAAGTTAGAAGCAGACAAGTTCATTGAACAAATGAAACAAGAGAATGCTACTTTAAAAGCTGACCTAGAGAAACAAGCCTACAGACTTGGAGTTACAGCTAAGATGGAAGAAATGGCCTCGGCAACCACAGCCGAACTTCCTGATCCTAATAATAATAGTGGCACTTCGAATACAGCTAATACCCAGTTTAGTTCGAGTGAAGCAAACATTGAGAGCCTAGTAGAACAGACCCTGAAGAGGCGAGAGCAAGAGAGTTCTGCAAAGAATAACATTGCAATCGTTGAATCGGAACTTGAAAAAGCCTATGGGACTGAAGCATCTTCTGCTGTAAAACAGAAAGCTTCTGAACTAGGTTTGCCAATGAATGAGTTACAAGGTATGGCTGCTAAGTCACCTGCTGCGTTTATGCAGTTGATGGGTAAGTCAGCACCGAGTATTTCACCAATGGTTCAAGGGAGCATTCGCACTGAAGGTTCTACAATGCAAGCATCCTCTGAAAAAGACTTTGGCTACTATCAAAGACTTCGAAGAGAAAACTCGTCACAATACTACAAACCATCTACTCAACGTGCAATGATGGCTGATGCCGAACGTTTGGGTGATAAATTTTATAGATAAGGAATAGAACTATGGCTGGTAATACAGTAAGTACTCTAGCTCTCGCAAAAAGAGCAGAAGTTTGGGGTGCAGAATTAAAAGAGATCTTGCGGGATGAGCTGCAAGGTATGAAATACGTAAATTGGTTGAATGACTTTCCAGATGGGGACACGTTTAAGATCCCATCATTAGGTGATGCAACTGTTAATGACTACACTGAAGATGCTGCTGTAACATACGATCCGATTGATGATGCACAGTTTACATTCACCATCACTGAATACTTACAGGCTGGTAACTACATCACCAACAAGGCGATGCAGGATGTATACTACTCAAATCAGATCATGTCTCAGTTTGTGCCTCTACAAGAACGTGCCTTAATGGAACGTCTAGAGACAGACATCATGAAGTTAGGTCAAGAGCAAACAGCTGCTGATCCTAACACTATCAACGGTGTTGCTCACCGTATGATCGGTTCAGGTACTGGTGGTAAAATTGCAGTTGAAGACTTTGCTAAAGCTCTTCGTGCATTAAAAACTGGTAAAGTACCACAGAAGAACCTAGTGGCTATTGTTGATCCATCAGTTGAATTTGAAATGAATACAATTTCAAACTTAACAAGTGTATCAAACAACCCACGTTGGGAAGGTATCGTCAACTCAGGTATTGCTTCTGGCATGTCCTTTATAGCTAACATCTATGGTTTCGATGTATACACATCTAACTACTTAGCTACAAAAGCTTCAGAAACTATCAGTGGTGTAGCTGCTCCAGCTAACGCAATCAACAACATGTTCTTCTCTGCTGACCAAGCAGTGCAGCCATTCGTTGGTGCATGGAGACAGATGCCAAATGTGGACACTGAGTACAACAAAGATCACCAACGTACAGAGTTTGTTACTACTGCACGTTACGGTCTTAAACTGTACCGTCCAGAAAACTTGGTTTCTGTTGTTACAAAGCCATTGGCGTAGTAACATAAATACAAGGGGAGGGGAGAAATCTCCTCCTCTATCTCTTTAACACTTGACAACTATTTTACTTATGTGTATAATAGTCTTAACAAGTCTCCCCTACTAAGGACTTATTTACAATGGCAAACGTAGAACATTCATCCCTTACTGGTAGTGCATTACATGAACCTAAAGGTACAGCCACTGCTTCTAGTGGTTCAGCCTATATTGCTAATGGTTCAGGTAGTGGTACATGGCAACCAATCCACAGACATCTAAGTGCTGCTACAGCATTCAACCACTCTTCCCCTTATGCTTATAGTTTAGATACGGATACTACTGAGAAGTTTCTTTCTCCTCCAGTATCAACTTCTATAGTATCTGGGTTCACAGTGGTAACCTCCCCTAACCTAAGATTTCAATACAACGATGCTACTAATCTCACAGCATTGTTAAATGTTACAATGTCATCCTCTCAAGCCTCAGGTAGTGCTAAGGACGTTGAATGGGCATTGTTTAAGAACGGTACAGAGATAGTTGGCTCTAGAGCTATACGTACTATATCATCTGGTGCTTGGGGTTCAATTAGTGTGACTGGCTTAACTGCTTTAGCACAGAACGATTATATAGAAATTAAAACAAAAGCTAATACAGATAATGTAGATGTTAACTATGCAAATATCTATGTGTCTATTATAGGAATGAGTGCATAACATGAAAATGACTCTTCTCGAAATGGTACAAAATATCTTATCCGATATGGATTCGGAAGAGATCAACAGCATTTCTGATTCTAACGAAGCTGAACAAATAGCTAAGGTAGTAGAGAACACCTACTTTAATTTAATCTCTACTCGTATAATACCTGAACATGCACAAACAATAAAGTTGACATCCTTCTCTAGTTCAGTAAGACCTACTCACTTTAAATTTCCTAGTAAAGTAAAAAACATAGAGTTTTTAGACTACAATATTTCTAAGAAGGTGGGAGGGGTAAGGTATGAAAGACTAACATATCTGTCACCAGACGAGTTCTTTAGCTTATCTAACGGTAGGGATAGTCTTGCTTCTAATGTACTACAGGTTAATGATGTAGCTTCTGATAGTATTTTACTTATACGTAATGATGTTAAGCCTTTTTACTACACATCATTTGATGATGAGAACTTGGTGCTGGATGCCTACGATTCATCAGTAGACTCTACTCTTACATCAGCTAAGACAAGAGCATATGGTACTAAGTACCCTAACTTTGATTCTTTCTCAGATACCTTTACTCCTGATGTAGATGATGTCATGTTCCCATTACTACTAGCAGAAGCTAAATCAACTGCTATGTCTTTATTTAAAGCAGGATCAGATCCTAAGATAGAACAGGCAGCCCGAAGACAGAAAGTGTATGTACAGAATGACATGCACAAGGTAAACAAAGGAAGGCCTAAGAATAAGTATGGTAGACATTGAGCTAACTAGAGATGAAGACAATCAAGAAATAAAAGTTAAAAGTAATAAGACTGAAAAAGATTTAGTAGTATACAAACCACAAGATGGTTACAAGCTATACAAAGTTAAATATGAGAGTGGTGCTAAAGTACCTAGTGAACTAGAAGGATCTTGGACAGGCCCAGCAGGAGCACTAGCAGCAGTTGAAAGACATTTAGCTACTAAGAGGGTAACCCCTCGTAAAGCTGTTAACGATAGGTTTAAGGCTCGAAGGGCCGAAAAGGAAACTATAAATGCCACAAAGCCTAACACAGAAACAAGTTAATACTTTTACTGGTGGATTAATAACAGAAGCTAGTGAATTAACATTCCCTGAGAATGCTTCTGTTGACGAATTAAACTGTTCCTTAGAAAGGGATGGTACTCGTCGTCGTCGTAAGGCTGTAGTCTTAGAAGACAATGCAGTTACAGATGGTATAGTTATACCTGAAGGTTCAGTATTTCATACAGATACTTGGTATAATGTTGCAGGTCAACCTAATCTAGAGTTTTTGGTTGTACAAATAGGTTCTGATCTAGCTTTTTATGAGAAGTCAAAAGACCCTCTGTCTGCACAAAAAGTAGCAGTTGGAAGCTTGTCAAACATTTTACAATTATATACAGCTAACAATACATATAGTCC